ACGGGTAATATTGCAGCAGGCCATGGTGCGTTTATTTTTGAGTCTGACCATGAGAAGGGAAGCGCAGCACTTGATACAGGTGAGAACTGGCTTGTTATGTGTGATGCTCTTACTGGAGGTATAGATCTTTATGATCTTAAAGGAGATTCCTTTACGTCAAACGTATTTGATCTTGGAACTAATGATAATGAAACTTTCGGATCTGACAAATTAACATTCAATAATAATAGTGGCAGCGGAGCGAATGATACTATTGTAGACGCTGACAGTGGTTTTATTGCTGATGGATTCCGTAAGGGAGATATTATTCAAATATCTGGATGTTCAGACCAGACGACAAATAATCTAAACTCCATTCCAATAAAAAATATTACAACAAATACTATTACTATTAATAAGAGTGGCCTTCTTACTCAAGAGACAGCCGAAAATGGAACTCCCACAATTACAAAACTATGTAAAGCGGTATATTATTTTGCTGATGAAGGTTTAAGAGTAGCTGATGGTAGTTTTAGTTCTGGTACTCAACCCTATCATTATTCTTATATTAAAAGAACTCAATTCCAGGGACTATCTCTCAGCTCTACAACAGCTTTTGATAACTGGTTTGCGAATACCAATGGGCTAGCAGCTCCTACGCAGCTAACAACTACAGCTTCCTATCCAAGTGCGGGAACTGGATTTCGTATCACAGCCGCCTCAGCGGCTATAACTGGTGGCGGTTATCTAAATCAGGCATATCAGATAGCGGCTACATTCATATATGATGGTAATCAGGAGTCTCTTCCTTTCATCCCCACCTCTAGTAATACCTTTACTCCTACTGGAGATGGACATAAAGTTACTTTTGAGTTAAGGGCTACAGGGCCTTTTGATGAGCGTATTACTGGGGCGAGGATATATCAAAAGCTAAGCGGAACTAATGATCCTTGGGCCTTGCTAATAGATATAGATTTAAATAGGGGTGCAAGATCAGAACTAAGTAGTGAGCATTCGGCATGGACACTTGTCTCAGGTGATACAGTAAGAATACAGAATATTGTATCATTGGTACCAAACCTCGAAACATATGAAATCCTAAATGGATTCCAGCCTACTGAGCGTAAGATTTCAATAAGTGGAAACGGGGAAGGATATAAGACAGCAGTTATAGCAAACAGGAGATGCTTTATTGCCAATGTAAAAACAGAAGATGAAGATGGTCAAACCGTACAGATGCGTGATAGGATTATGTATACGCCTGTAGGAAAGTTTGATACTTTCCCAAGAAGTTATTTTATAGATGTAGTACGAGGAGATGCTGAGGAATATGTTAAGCTAGAAGAGTTCTCAGATAGGCTTTTAGCTTTCAAATCAGAAAAGCTCTATATAGTTAATATATCCGCACCAGCTCCAGCTAACTGGTTCCTGGAAGAAATTAAAAACTTCTCTGGATGTGTTCATCCCAACGCAACTGTAAAAACAGAATTCGGCATCTGCTGGGTCAACAAATACGGTATCTTCTTATACAATGGCTCCGATGTTACCAATCTCCTTACCAACCGTATAAAGGAGTCAACCTGGCAGACATTTTTTAATGACGCTACTATTCTTGGTTATAACCCAAGAAAGTTTTATTTGGTTATACTGAAGAATTGTTTCTCAGACGATGGTGATGTAATCATATATGATTTCCGTACTCGTTCATTTGTAAAAGGGGCGGCTGCATTTGACTCCGATGTGAATAGAAGTAACATGGTATCAGATTGGAATGGTAATATGGTTACTACATACCAGAATGCCCGAACAGGAGATCAGCTTTGGTCACTTAGTTCTGGAAGTTGGACTTCATATGCTACAGGCACATGGGGAGCTTCAGACGTTTCATATAGTGTGAAAGAATGGTCTGATGATATGCGAGATGTAGCAACAAATAATTTCTCAATTACTACTAAGGACTTTGATTTTGGAGAACCTGGTAGGATGAAAAAGATTTACTCTGTAATCATTACTTATAAAAGTGATAATGCACAGACACAACCTATATACTACGCTGTAGATGGATCAGATAGTTTCTCATCTCAGCTTACAGGAAATTTCACAGCGAACACTAGCTGGGCAGTTTTAAGGGCAACAGCTGCAACTCCAATTGAATGCCAGAGTATAAGATTCAAAGTAAAGAATCCTACTAACGGAACTGGATCTACAGCAGGAATTCAAATTAATGATATCAGTATAGAGTACAGAGGAATATTTAAGAGAGCAGGATAATGCAAAGTATAGAACGAAAATTAAGAAATATATCACAACCCAAAACTGCTATCCTAGATCATCCACCTGCATTAAGTCAGATGCTAGATGGAGAACAAGTATATGCACGGGTGGCAGGTAATAATGTGAGACTATATATCAGGCTTGGTGCAAAACTATATTATACAGACTTCTTACCTGTTGAAGAAGTTAAGAATAATACATGGGAGGGTTTAAGCTAATGGCTAGTGTATCAGATGTAAGGTATGCTCAACTTCAATACGAAGAGAATCGTGCTTTCGGTGAGGGTCTTAGAAAGCAGCAAGAAGGATTGGATCAGAAACGAGGAAGAATGGGATTAGGAAGAACTCTTCTCAGCTTTGCAGGTGGGGCAATAGGTACAGCTGGTGGCCCCGTGGGTATGGCAATTGGTGCAGGACTCGGCTCGGCTCTTGGATCTTTCTTAGGAGGTGCATCTACGGGTAAAATTGATGAGATAGAGAAAGGAAAACTTTATAAAGCAACTGCCGATGAGGCAAGAAGACAGGGAAGAGATGCTCAGGTATATATGAAAAAAATGGCTGTAAGAGGGGCTCTTTCTGACGCAGCTTCTGCATTCTTCTTTGCAGGTACAGATATAGGTAAAGCTGCACAGGTTGGATCTGCAGAAAAGTTATCTGGACTTGGTGCTGATGCCAATCTCCTACAGAAAGCTTGGGCTAGCGGATCAGGAGCAGTTGGTGGTGGAGCAGGACATATAAAAGGAGGCATTTTAAATGCAATGAGGCCTGAAGCTACTACTCCAGTCATGCCAGAATTAACAGAATTGCAAGGCGATACTATGGGAGATTATTTACAAGGAAGAGTGCCAACAGGATTAGATCCCGAACAAATTAAAATGACTGAACAAGCTATGGCATCGGGTTTACATCCATCCGTGGCTGCTGAAACTGCTCCATGGTCTTCTCCAAGTCAAGCCATAGCAGATGTTGCTGGTAATGATATCTCAACTAAGCTGACTATTCCCATGGCAGAAGGAAAACCTTCCTCAAGCCTCAACCTTTTTAATCAAGATATTAGATATAGTGGAGATCTGGCCTCAGCCGCAAGTGATGCAACAAGTCTCCCTACTCAGCTTGCAAACATAGCCCAGGATAATGCAACACGTACAACAGTCCCTCTAGCAGATGCAATGAAGCAATATCAAGGGCCGTCTATATCAGGAGCTCCTGGTGCTGGGATGTATGATCCCTCAATGGGAATGCTTTCCCCAGCCGAAGCGCAAATATATGATTTTAAACAGTCTGAGTATTATAATCCTTACAAAACAGGAGGCGGGGATTGGCAGGAATATCTCCGTCAAATGAGAGGTAACTAATGCCATCACATTTAGAATCGTTAAATAATTACCCAACCTGGTATACAGATTACGGGGAATCTCCTACGAGCAGTTCTCCTACATCAAGAGATGTTATATACGATACAGGGTATAATCCTGATAAGGTTATGGCTGAATTTGGTGAGATGTTTGAAGACTATGATCCCACCAGAGAACAATTTGCTCAGAGTAGGCTACAGTCACAAGAACAAGCAACTAGATTAAACTATGAACAAAATGTAGATCAGGCTGAAAGAGCAAGAGCTTTGGCTCAAGCTCAGTTAGGAGATACTGGGTTCTTGTCACAAGCATTAGATAGGCAGCAGAGAAGTCTTGATATACAGCAAGCGGATACTTTAGGTGCACAGCAAAGGCTTGAAGGATATACTGATCCCGAAACTGGTGAGCAGGTTATGGGAGCAAGGCAGATAGCTGGTGAACAAGTTGGAATTCAAAGAGGCCTTACTCAAGCTGAACAAGGCTTTGCTAGGCGTGAATTTGGAATAGCAGGAAAAAGATTAGGTCTTGAAGAGCAGGGAATAGAAGCAGGTGCAGCGCAACAACAAGCCGCATTACGAGATAGAATGGCATCTGTTGGTACTGAACAGGCCGAAGCTATGAGAAGGGCGGGAGTTCAAGAAGCTGGGGTAGGAAGAGAGGAAGAAAGACTTGCCTTAGCTGAGGCTGGTGCTGAAGCGGAGTCTGAATTTGCATTAGGTCGCCTTGGAAGAGAGCGAGAAGAACTGGGCCTACAAGAACAACAAGCTCAATTAGCACGTAGTGGAGTAGATTTAGAAGGACGTGAGATTGGTATACAACGCCAGCTAAGTGAAGAAGAGCGTGGAGAGATTGATATACAGCGTCAATTAAGTGGTGTAGAGCGTGATGAAATCGGCATGCAGCGTGATATAAGTGATATACAGCGTGGACGATTTGGACTACAACGTGAGACATCAGCATTAGAACAGCAAGAAGCTGAAGCTGGTATGGCTCAATTACAGGCCCAAATGGGGCAACAGGTTGCAGGTGCAAGACGTGGAATGATGCAAGCATACCAAGCGGGGGAAGCAGATACTTCTGGCTTTGCTGGTGCTGGTGCTAGAGACGTAGCTCAACAAAGAGCAATTCAAGGATATGCTGGCGATGCCGCAGCAGGTATACAAGGACTTAGAGCTAGAGGCGAATCTCTTAGACGTGGAATGGGCCAATTTGATATTGCTGGACGTGGAATTGGCTTAGAAGAACAAGCATTTGATGTAGGAGCAGGTAGATTTGGTCTTGCCGAAGAAAGGCTTGATATAGGTGAAGGCAGATTTGATATAGCGGAACGTAAACTTGATATAGGCGCAGGTAGATATGATATAGCCGAAGAAAGGCTTGACCTTAAAAGAGGTGAACTTGATATTGGTGCAGACAGACGTGGTATCGGTGAGCAAGCCTTGCAGGCACAAGAAGCAAAAGAAAAGGCTGACCTTGAAAGGCAGTTAAGCCAGTATGATGTAACAGCTAGGGATCTTGCGGGAAGAAGAGAAGATGTGCGAGGTGGGCTTGCAACTCAACAGCAAAGATTTGCTCAGCAGCAAAAGACAATAAATAGGCAAGTGGGTGAAGTTGCAGCAACAGAAGCTAGGCAAATGACAGGTGTAGGACTTACCAGACAAGCACAACAAGCTGGTTACGACAGAAAAAAGAGTCAGTTAGGTGGACAGCTAAGTGGATATGATCTTCAAGATGCTTCAGATAGACTTAGATTTGACGAACAAGGTGGAAGACTAAAGTCTCAAGCTCAACAGCTTGGTATCCAAGGCGAGGGAGCTTTAGCAAGATTTGAAGAACAAGAAATGGGAGTAGAATCACGCTTGGGAGGTATAGAGGCCCAGTTAGGAGAGGAAGGATTCTTACAAAGAGGTCTTCAGAATACACTAGGTCAAATGGGTGGACGCTTTGCTGAAGAAGTTTATGGACTTAGAGATCAATATAGTGATGAAGTAAGAAATCGCATACTGGATCTAATCCGTGATGAGGGCATTGATGCTTCTTATAAAAGTGGCGATCCCGATTATGAGGCCTATTATGACCAGCCACAAGTAACAGCAAATTATGGCTATGAAAGTCCACAAGAAGGGGATACAGGCCCCCCAGGTTGGCCTGATGCACAAGCATTTGAAAGGTGGAGGGCGGCAGGTTCAGATCCCGAAGAAGCCCTTACATATGGGTGGGCAGCTCCATATGCTGGTGCCACACCAGGATATAAAGGTGGTTAATAGACTAGGAGAATAATAAATGGAATATTTTACAGTAAGAAATGACCCGTTAAACTCTCTTCTTGATATGCTACCTGGGTATGCATTAGAAATGCGTAGTCAGGACATACAAAGAAGGCAAGAAAGAAGAAGAGTTCAGTTAGCAGAAAAGACACAACGTGAAGAAAGCCGCAGAGCTGAAGATAGATTGGATATGGGTAAAGAACAATTTGGCTGGTCAAGAGAATATTATGAACAAGATCAACTACTAAAACAAACTCAAACCGATTTTTTAAATGCTAAAAGAGCTGTTAGCTCTGATCTGAGAAACCAACAAAAAGAGCACCAGAATTTCCAAGAGAAATATAGTGATCTATTTGATAGGTATGAGGAAACCAAAGCTGGCAAAAACTATAGAGGTCAGGTACTTAATTTTACTGGTGGGGTTTATGATTATACCTTTGAAGATTTTCTAGATGATCGTCTTGATGTAGACTATCCTGGAAAAGTAGCTACCAAGGATGATATAAAATACAAAAAAGTTAAAGAGGAGTTCAAAGCACTTCCTACTTTTGATGTAAAATGGCCTGAGGTTCAAATACCAGAAGGAATAGATATGACCCCTTCATTATATGAATACTGGGCTCAATCTTTAATTCCCTTAAAGGACGAAATGATAAATGAATTATTTTCAGTATATGGTGGCCCACAAGCACTGGGAGTAAACGTAGAATCTGATCCAAGAATTTCAGCTCAGGGTAAAGCAAGAGAACCAAAACCAGAACTAGGTTTGATGGACATGCTTTTTGGTGGTGGCATCCCGACAAGTTGGTAAAATATATAAATGATAGGAGAATGTAAAAATGGCTAATGGATATATACCAGGGTATCAACCATCTTACGGCAACCCCGCACAGATGTATCAGAGGGGTCAGGTTTCTTTATCCAGACCTACAAGTGATCCAGTACAAAGTGCTAAAGATCTAGTTTTTAAATACAATCGAGAACCTAAAAAATATTCAGATAAGCAAGCGGAAAAGATTGCATTCATAGCTGCGAGATTAGGATTGCCATTTAAGGGTGAAAGTAAAGCACTACAGAAGTTCTTTTTTGATACTATAGATAACATAGCATTTGGAGTATTACCAGAAAGTATGCGTCCAGTATCACGTGGTGAAAGTGTATATGGTGAGACTGGAGCTGAGAAGGTAGCTGGTGTTGCAAGCTTATTGGGATACGCAGTTCCAGGTACTATTGGTGCTAGACTAGGTACGAGAGCTCTCTCCGCAGGTATGCAAAGAATCCCAGGAAGAGTTG